CCATGCCGCCATTGCTCGCATTCGCCATGCTTACGAATATAACACGCAAGCATTCAGCCCAAAAGATAGCACTTGACAAGGGGGTACGCAATCGAGTACGGTAGCTACATGAGCAAACATCCGAGAGAGCGTGGGGCGATGAGAGAGCCGCTCATTACCATCAACGGAAAGCCGCTATCAGATGCCCAGGCGATGACCGTGCGCGTGGCAATCGAGAACTTCGCAAGCGATCTAAACGATCCCGATTTCAACGTAGGCCCGATAGGGGTGCATTACAAGCAGCGCATCGCCGAAATCCGCATCGAGCTTTATCAATCGACTCGTTACGTTTGTGAGTTTTGCAAGATGCCAGTCGGTTTTAGGGATGTGCCTGACAGCGGACAATCAAGCAGGGTATGGTTCCACGTCCATTCGACCCAAAACGGATCATACTGTGATGACGGGAAGCATTATGTTTCGCCAAAATCCATCTCTATCCCAGCCGGTACTTCGGAATCACCTTCATAACGCCCATTCGTAGAGCATCGCAGGTATGGTCATGGTCTTTTATGGGTTCTTCCTCCCCTCTTTTAGCTGCCTTCTCTGACCATGCGTATTGCTCAAGCTCTTTGATTGTCATGGGGCAGTTCTTGGCATGGATGCGGTACAGACCGATGTTGAGCGCAGCCGAGACGCGCCGGATGCCCTCTAGCACCTCGTTCTCACCGTTCTTGACCTGATACCCCCGCCGTACCAGTTCGAGCTTGAATGAGGCCGCTGACGGGTCAACAATCACGATCAGACCGCGCTTCTCTGACCCCACGAACGCATCGAAGTCGTCTGCGTACTCCGCGTCCGTCTTCTGGCGCATCTCTTTCGCTGAATCCCAATAGTATTCCCGATCTTGCCAAACCGTCCGGCTATCGTCGAACGCCTCCAAGAACACACATGGGTTGATAGTCCCGTAGTCAACGAAGATGTACCGCTGTACGCGCTGGTTTTCAAGTCCCTCTGGTCGGCTGGTATCGTCATACTTGCACTGCGGCCCCAGCACGTCTCGGTAGATGGACGACTCAGCAACCACCCACAATCCCAGAATGTACCGCTGATAGAAAACGCCGGTGTAGAGCTGCTTCTGCGCTTCGATGTACTCTTGGCTCAGGTTTGGGTTGTCCTCCATCGTATAGTGCGCAGACCACAGCAGCCCAGCCGTGCGCAGTGCCTGATTGTCCAGGTACTCAGTCTTGAGCCAGTGCATCGGAACGCCAGCATTCGTTGTGCCGTAGAACCGCGCACCATCGGGCGACATGCGGGTGAGGAGCATCTGGAAGAACTCTTGCGGCATAAGCGTAACCTCGTCCCCCACAGCCACGCCCACGGTCAATCCGCGCACATATTTCTCGCTGCCCTCATCCTTTGCCCCCATCACCAACCACGACGAATCGAACAGACGCAGCATCCCCGATTGATGGTTGTAGCTGTAGTTCGATGGGCCTATTAGGTTGAAGAGGTCGTTTAGGACGTTGTTGAAGATGGTCTGCTTCGTGACGCCGGTAAGAACACGCCAACCGCTCACGTTGTAACGGCAGGCTTGCAGGATCTTGGGGTGCAAAGCCCACGTCTTGCCCGAACGGACAGACCCAGTGAGGATGTTGATGCGTTTGTCTCGCTCCATTGGAGAGTAGGCAAAACGCTTTAGCCGAGGCCCATAATTTAGTATCATGTCCGCTCACCCGGCTTACCCTTGCCCTGGCGAAATCTTACAGGGACATAGTACGCAGGTTTGGTAGCGGGTGCTGGGATCGAACCAGCGGCCTCACCCTTATAAGGGATGCGCTCTGCCAACTGAGCTACCCCGCTATTCCATTTCACTGATCGGCACTTCCGCGATGGGCACCGCTTAGGCAAGCCGCCCTCTGCTATCCAGCGATGGTGACAATCGTTACATTCACAGATTGGTACATCGTGCCTAACCATGGTACATAGTACCACTATGCCCCGTCTGGCGGCAACGCCTCATGCTCTTTGCGGAACTCCGCCAGCAACTCAGTTAGCGGGTCGCCATCCGATACAGCCACGCGCTGCAATGACTTACCCTCGATGCGGTCGGCAATCTCGCTCGCTGCATTGACCTTACCTTTGACGGCCTCTTTTATCATGGCCTGGGCGATAGCCTCGGCGAATGTGCGGCCTTCCTTGTCATTCGGTATGGGTTTGGCTAGAAGTGCTGCGTATGCATCAGTTAGCGGCTTTTTCTTTGGACGGCCTCCGGGGTTCCCGCTCTCCCCCGGTTTCCACATGAACGGCTTGGCTTCCTCTGGCAGCGTCCGAGTCTTCTTCCCATTCGTGTTCTCAGGAACTTCAGGCATCTCGGATTGGGCTTCGTCTGCCATGCGTACGATTCTATACCTTCAGCCATTGTCTGCAAATTTCACTCGCAACATACTTCGCCATCAAAGGCGGTACACTCATGCCAATCATGTACTTGCCGATCTTGTCTGAGGTTGCTCGGAACGCTCTCAATATCTGCAAGATGCCAAGCGCACGGATTCATAGAATCTCACGCTTTGGAGGGTCGAACTCGAAGCCGCACTTCGGACACTTGCATTGCATGATGAATGAATCTGAATCAATCTCTTTTGCGCTGGATTCTTCAGGCTGCAAACTCAATAGCCCCGCAAGCTCATCCGCCGACCAGAACTTCGTGAGGTCGATTTCATCGCCCAACTCTTTCAGTACATCCGCATTCCAATCGAGCGACACCTCAGATGCGCGGTTGTCGGCAATGGCAAGCTCGCGGGCGCGGGGATCGGCCATCATGTCCAGGTCTGTGCGCTGCACTGCTACTAGCTTCGTTCCGTCCGTCTGCACCACAATCACGTCGTCAAGCCCGATTGCGCCAAAGTTCTCCGCCGTCTTGTTTCCGGCCATGATGACGCCGTTCTTGTCAATCAGGATGGAGCGGCCGGCCCCGTACTGGCGCAAGGACTCTTCGATCAGGTGCTGCCCACGTTCTGAGCCCTTATTGGCGTTTTTCAAGTCAGGAGTCAAATCAGATAGATGCTCTATTTTCTTCATAAGTAGTATAGAATGACATTAGTACCGCATCCCATTCAGGGAGAGTGCCCGATGTCTAAATTCTATGTCTCCGTTCGATGCCAAGTCTGCGACAAACCATTTCTGACAACTCCCGTTGCACTTCGTCATGGGCGCGGCAAGCATTGCTCTCGCTTTTGTCAGTATAAAACAACTTCTCAACTCGCCACTATACGCCTAACAGGAAAGATCAAAGAGTCGTCATGGGAAACGCGCATATGCCCCATCTGCCATGAACCTTTCCGCGTTCGTAAAGTCTTGGAGCGAGTCTATTGCTCCCCGAAGTGCGGCTTGGCAAGTCCCGCCAGGATAGGGCTGGTCGAGCGCATGAACGAAAACAGAACCACGGAAACGCGGAGTGCTTCCGCTAAAACCGCGTGGCAAGACCCAGAGATACGACAGCGAACCATGCTTGGCATCGCAGAGCGTTCCAAGTCTCCCGAATGGATGAATGCCGAACATTTCCAGAAAGGATCGGCTCACCCAAAGTATCTGGGCAATAGACACGCCCGCGCAGACCGATCACGCTATCCGTACAAGAAATGGCGGCAATCGGTATTCGAGAAAGACAACTACACTTGCCAACATTGCAACCGGCGCGGCGGAACACTCAACGCTCATCACATCAAAGAATGGGCTTTGAACCCAGATTTGCGCTATGCGGTCGATAACGGGATGACGCTGTGCGAGGGCTGCCATGTAGCGTTGCACGGGAACCAGCCCAAGCGGGGTCTGGACTCAGTATCAACGGCATAGCGCACTGTTTACTATTTAGTTATTACATATTGCGTCATATTGTACGATATAGCTTGACATTGCGCAAGGTTGCTACTAATCTGGTTTTGTTGCATGAGGTGAAGAGATGACACAGACACTCGCAGCGATTGAATACCTTTACCGTCCTATGTACCGCCCAGCGCACATGTCTTCGATGCCGTCCGGCG